GGAGCATGACGTTCGTCATGTGATCGGAATCGAAGAGACTTCCGACTCTTTTGTCGTCGAATTCGCTAAATCGGCAGAGGTAGGAAACTCCGATCCGGAGATGACCGAAGAGTCGGGACACTATAACGACGAGGAAGAAAGGGAGATTCCAGCAGAGATCTTCCAGAGATCTGCTCGAATGGAGATGGAAGAGACCGAGGATGCCAGAACCGTCAGACTCGCTTTCTCATCAGAGCAGCCCGTTCTCCGAGAGTATGGTTACGAAATACTTGATCACCAGAGATCTTCAATCGATCTCAATTTTATCAACTCAGGGAGAGCTCCGCTTCTCCTAGATCATGATGCTCGTCAGCAGATTGGACGGGTCGTCTCAGTATCAGTCGACGAAGGAGGACGGAGGTCCCGTGCTCTGGTTCAGTTTTCGAAAAACTCTGAACTTGCTCGATCGGTATTCGACGACGTGAAAGATGGAATACGAGCAAATATCTCCGTCGGCTATGCCGTGAATCGGATGGAAATGACGGATGAGAAAATCGATGGACGTTCGGTATATAGGGCGATGAGTTGGGAACCCAGAGAAATATCAGTGATAGCAATTCCGGCAGATGATTCAGTAGGGATCGGACGGTCTGATTCTAAAGACCTTCAGACAAGAAAGGAATCAATGACTGAAGAAACCAAAGTCGAAGTTCAAACCGAACTTCCTCAGAAAACAGAAACCGAGATCCGAAACGAGATCATTGCGAATCACGAGAAGATCCGGAAAGCAGGAGAAGACTGCAAGAAGCAGGACTTCGCAGAGAGATGCATCCGTCAGGGGATGACATACCCTCAGTTTACAAATGCTCTAGTCGAAGAGCTCCGAACTGCTCCCGTCGAAACATCGACACCGGAAGCAATCGGAATGAACGACAAAGAGGTCAGAACCTACTCCATGTTCAAGGCTATCCGTGCTCAAGAGTCCGGAGACTGGTCTGGTGCAGAGATGGAGAGAGAAGTTTCAAAGCAGATCGAAAGGAACTCTGGAAAGTCTGCTCGAGGATTCTTCGTTCCGGACTGCGGATGGGCTCCTCAGGTGAACAAGCGATCTCCTTATTATGAGAAAGCTCTTTCCGAAAGAACCATCCAGGTCGATACGACTTCCGGAGGAACAGGTTTCGGTTCCTACACCGTCGAAACTAATCTCCTGGTCGATCGCTTTATCGATGCTCTGATTTCTCAGTCGATCCTCGGAACCGTAGGAGCAACGACTCTGAGCGGTCTCGTCGGTGACGTGGACATTCCTCGCTTCGATGCGAATGCTTCCGTCAGCTTCATTGCTGAAACCGGATCAGTCGGAAACAACGAGCCAGATTTCGGTCGAGTCCAGATGACTCCGAAACAGATGGCGAACAAAATCTCCATCTCCCGTACTGCAATGATGCAGGGCTTGAACGGAAACATGGAGCAAGTTCTCCGGAATCACATGGTTCGCTTGTTTGCTGCCAAGGTCGACAACGTCGCTCTGAAGGGCGGGGGATCAAATGAGCCGACAGGGATCCTCTCCACAACTGGAATCGGAGATGTCGAGTCCGGTGGAACTTCCGGAAACGCAAATCTGACCTTCGGAAACGTGGTGGATATCATCACCGAAGTTTCTCAGGATAATGCTCTTCTCGGAAACCTTCATTGGGTGACTCATCCTGCCGTCGTCGGAAAACTGATGCAGACTCTTGTTCAGTCCTCAACCGACTCCAGGATGATCCAGATGGCTCCAAACGAACTGATGACCTACAACCTCGTTCAGTCAACGCAAATGCCAAGCAGCGCACCGTATGCACTGCTCTTCGGTAACTTTGCGGATCTGTATGTTGGATTCTTCAATGAGCTCGACGTTCTCGTCGATCCATATTCCAGCGCAGGGAATGCGACTCTGAACTTGTTCTTCTATCAGTTCATGGATGTCGGAGTCGGTCATCCTCAGTCGTTCGCAGCAGCTCAAGACGTAACTGTTGCTTAATGCTGCAACTTGATGAGCTTGAGGGAGCTTATCGTGGTAAGTCTGCGGTCCTCATTTGTGGAGGACCGTCGACTCCATCCGATTTGAGACGGACTCCTTGGTTCGAGTCCGCTCTCTGGTCGGTCAACATACACGGCATACTGATGCCAGATATTTCGTTCATTTATTACTATGACAGGCACGTCGGAACGGTCCCAGAAATCAGAAACCATCCAGCTCGAAGAGTCAGTCACCAAAAGGACGAACTCCTCGATGGAGATGTTTTCGCAGGGATCTGCCCCGATTTTGGATTTTCTGGAGCTCACTCAGTTTGGATCGCAGCTTACATGGGGTTTTCTCCCGTCTTCCTTGCTGGAGCTGACTGCTACGGAGACTATGAAACCGACTACTGGCATCAATACCCTGGAGGAAAAGAAGAACGGATGAGACACGCAAAGAACGATCATGCGGATCATTGGATTCCAATCGCTGAAGCGGTCAAGGATAAGGCCGAGATCGTCTCGTTCTCAGATCCATTAAAGGAGATATTCAAATGAAAATAGAAATGATTCGAGGGACAGTCTGCGAAGGAAAGTCCGTCAAACGTGGTCAGGTCGTTTCCTGCTCTCCGGAGGAAGGAAGACTCTTGATCCGTATGGGAAAAGCTCTTCCCTATGAAGCCAAGGGACCAGCAGAAGATCCTCCTGAGATCCGGACTCAGAATCGATCTCAAGGATTGAAGAAATCAACAACCAAGAAGACCGTGAAACGTGGCGATTGAAGACGATTCTTTGAGGCTTGATCTCCTCCAAGACTTCGGGTCGTCGGCAACCTATACCGACACGTCGGCTGGTTCGTCGTCATCGATCACGGTCATCTTGACTCGGGAATATATTGGAGTTGATCCCGATGCAGCAGTCCAGGTCGAGAGCTCTGAACCCGTCGCAATCATGCGAACCAGCGACGTTTCAGCCATTGCACAAGGAGACACGCTCGCAATCGGATCAGATACCTTCACGGTCACGTCGGTTGAACCTGACAATGAAGGAATGACGACCGCTCGTCTCCGATTATGATCTCGATTATTACGGCATTATTTGACGGCAATGAAGCAAAGAATCCTCCTCCAGCATACTCCCGAAAATATTACTCGGAGGAGTGGGTCGAAAAGCTCTATCGATCAATTAAACGCAATTATTCGGATGAATTCCGGTTCATCTGTCTCTGCGATAAGGGATATGAATTTGTTGAACCTATCGAGTCGGTTCGATTTCTCGACCCATCAAGCGGATGGACTGGAATCCTTGATGCTCTCAGACCTGAGTGCGGAGGGAGAAGATTCGTCGTCGCACTCGACACGGTTATTACTGGAAACCTGGATGAGATCTTATCCTTTGAAGGTGAATGCGCTCTTCACTCGGACCCATACAACCCGAGCCAATTGAACAACGGAGTCGCATTTTTTAACGAGGAAATATCAGCAGAGCTCTGGAACGAATGGAACACTCGGAAAGATTACTGGACGGAAGAGATTCGATATCTCGGGAACTGTCCATCAGAGATGTTGTTCTTGAGGAAAAATCTGAACGGCAGAGCAGAGAGACTCGATGAGCTTCATCCAGGAAAGATCCTCTCATGGAAAGCTGAGATTGAACCTCAAGGAATCGATCCGGAGTCATGCACGATCGTCTATTTTCACGGACGACCGAAACAGTCTGATCTTCAGGATCGGGACTGGATCAAACGTCACTGGATTTGATCAATGGAAATAAGTCTGCTGACCTATGACACCGAACACCGGAAGACCAGTGAGATCTTGATGGAGCTGATCGTCAATAATTACAAAGTCAATCGAGTGATTGCTGCACCATTGAGACATCTCGGACTGAGAAAAGACATCGTCAAGATGAGCGCAGAGGATTGTTATTCGATTCACTCAAAAGATATTTGCAGAAGATTTGAGATTCCTTACGAGGTGAAACCGCATGACGAGATTGATCACGGAGATCTTGGGGTCATCGGAGGAGCTCGGATCTTAAAAAAAAAATAATCGATAAATTCAAAACAGGAATCATCAATATTCATCCAGGTCTTCTTCCGGAAAACAGAGGATTAGATAACATCAAATGGGCTTTATTCAACAACCTGGATCAAGGGATCACCGTTCACTTCATCGACGAGAAGATCGACCGAGGAGAGATCATTCACCAAGAAAAGGTTCCGGTATATAAGGATGATAAAATTTATCACATTCACCAGAGAGTCATCTCAAGACAACCGAGAGCACTCATGAAGTCGCTGGAACTACTCGAGAAGAATGTCCAAACCTATCCAGCAGGGAAAGGAACTCTGTTCCATCAGATGACCGAAGATGAAGAACGTCTCTGGATTAGAAAGCAAAAGAGGTTCATTTGAGCCATCTCCGTCAGCAGATCAGAGAAAGAGCAGCAACGACTCTGACCGGATTATCCACGACCGGATCGAACGTCTTCCAGTCGAGAACCTATCCGCTCGAGAGAGCATCGCTTCCAGGGATCTGCATCTTTACCAACGAGGAGACGAGCGAGATCCAGTCGCAGGGGAATCCAAGGAACATCCAGAAGATTCTCAGCCTTTCGATTCAGGGATTTGCATCGAGCTCGACAGGAGTCGACGACACTCTGGACACTATCTCCAAGGAGGTCGAGATTGCAATGCAGGGAGATATTCGTTTGAACAACCTTGCTCAAGATTCATATCTATCCGAAACCAGCATCTCCATCTCCGGAGAGGGAGAAAAAGAGATCGGATCGGTGACTCTTACATACACGGTTATCTATCAACATGCTGAAAACAATCCAGGAGCAGCATTATGAAAGTGAAATTTTTAAGGAACTCGACGGTCGCTGACAGGCTTTACGAAGCAGGAGAGATCGGAGACGTGGCTGGACTCTCAGCCAGAATTCTCATCGAAAAAGGACGGGCCGAAGCGGTCCAGTCCAAATCCAAGAAGGATGATGAGGATAAATCATCAACCGCACAAGCCAAGGAGGAATAATGGCAGCAGCGAGCGGAAACGGAGGAGTCCTCCAAGTCTCAGCAGGAGGGACGACTCTCACATCAGCAGTGGCATCTTTAACTTCGTGGACTTTAGACAAGTCCTCCGAGGTGATTGAAACTTCTGCAATGGGAACGAGCGCAACTCGAACCTATATCTCCGGTCAAACGGGATTCTCAGGTTCAGCAGATGCTCTCTGGAATGATGACGATGCAGCGCAGGAAGCGATCCAGACTGCTCTTGATGGTCAGGACAATTCCTTCACGGTCAAGCTCTATCCAGTCGGAACCTCTTCAGGCGATTACTGGTCCGGAGGAATCATCATCACGGGGATCAGTTTCACTGCATCCTTGAACAGTCCTGTCGGTTTCAGTTTCACTTTCCAAGGAACCGGAACTCTGACCCTGAACAACGCATAAAATGAGTGCGATCGATAATATCACCAGACACTACCGAGAAAAACTCTCAGGGGGATTGGCATCGATTGACGTTCCGGAATGGGGAGATGGTAAAAAACCATTCCGGATCTTCTTCAAATCGGCAACAAATCCCAGGATTCAGGAACGAATAGCAAAGCTCTCGACTCAGCAGAAGTTTGTAGAAGCAGCAGTCGAGACCTTGCTCATCCGAGCATTGAACGAAGACGGGTCTCCGATGTTTAACAATGCTCACAAACAAGAATTGATGAACGAGTGCGACGTGGATGTTCTGATCCGAGTCGTCCGAGAGATCAATGAATACTCTGCTGTTGAAGCAGATACGCTTGAGGGAAACTAGAGAGCGACCCAGAGCTCTATTTCTTTTTTCAACTCGCTGAGCATCTTCATCGAACCGTCGAGGAGATCTTCGAGATGAACGAGGCAGAGCTCAAAGGATGGGTCGCATACTTCAAGATTAAAGAAAAGAAAGAGAGACTTAAAAAACGATAATGGCAGTTTCAACGACCGTTCAGATCCGAGGAGAGGACAAGACTGCTGCTGCTTTTCGTTCAGTGAACAACCGAGCGAAAAACCTCGAGCGATCGTTCTCTGGTCTCTCGGCATCCGTCTCCGGACTGGCGACCTCTTTTGCAGGGATGCTCGGAGTCGGAGCTCTTGGAGCATTCTCGAAGGATATGCTTCAACTCGGAGACCGTCTTCAGAAAGTCTCTCTTCAGCTCGGAGTCACGGTCGAAGAATTGGAGATTCTCCAGTTCGCAGCATCTCAGTCGGGAGTCTCAACCGACCAGCTCAATACGGCACTCCAGAAGTTCACCAGGAACGTCGGAGAAGCAGAGCAGGGGACCGCAGCTCAAAAGGAAGCATTTGAAGCTCTCGGAGTTTCAATCAGCGACTCAGAAGGCAATCTCAAAGGCACGTCAGAACTCTTTGCAGAGGTCGCTCAATCGATCTCAGGGATTGAATCTCCTGCACAAAAAGCAGCCATTGCGACCGACCTTTTCGGACGAGCAGGGATCGAGCTTCTTCCGCTTCTGAACTCCGGAGCAATCGGGATCAACCAGTTCGGGCAAGAGCTCCGAGATGCAGGAGGAATTGTCGGAACCGATGCAGCAAATGCATTCTCGACGTTCAATGATCAAATCGATCTTCTCCAGCGATCCATGAAAGGGAAGCTCGCTCCGATCTTGGTCGCAGTTCTTCCAGCTCTGACTGCATTAGCAGAGAACCTGGATCATATTGCAAAATTTGCAGGAATTGCAGCGACCGCATTTGTGGCAGCAAAGATTCCGGCTCTTCTTGCAGCAATCACCGGAGGAGTGACCGCACTTACGGCAGCCATAGCAGCAAACCCAATTGGAGCTCTTGCAGTCGGAGTCGCTGCTCTCGGGACGGCAGCATTCGCATACAAGGACGAAATCTTAGAGGTTATGGGATTCGCAGAAGAACCGGAAAAGATTGAAAAGACGAACACCAAACTGGAAGACACCGCAAAGATCCTCAAAGACGTTTCCAAGGCCGAGAAAGTCCGAACTAAGACTGCTGAATCGTTCGCAAAAACTACTAAGAAGGACGTGGTCCCAAACCTCGGGAAGCTAGAGAAAGCACTCAAAAAGACCGACATCCAGTTCAAATCGATCCGTGGTAAAGAAGGACTCGGAGGATTAACTGAAGCCTTTGTGAATTTTTTTGCAAATATTCAAACCCTTGCTCTGGATTATTTAACCAACACCGAAGGAGTCGTCAGAACAAAATTATCCTCAATCCAGAATCTTTTCCGAGAGACGGTTCAAGGATTGGAGAATCAGCTCGTCTTTCAACGAAATGATATCTCGAATGCCTTTGCAGATATTCTGAACGATTTCGAGAAAGAGCTGGAGGAGACCAGCATCGAGGTTCAGAACATCAAAATCGACGTTCCTCCTTCTGCTTTTGACTTCACGAATACCTTTGCCGTCGTTCCTGGAGAGATCTTTGATTTCTCAGCAGTCAAACAATCAGCAGGAAAGATCGATTCTCTGGTCCGTCAGATTGATGGTCTCTCTGTCGTCAATCAAAAAGAGTCGCAGAGGACTTTCCGAAGATACGGGAACATTCGAGTCGCATCGGGTCAAGTTCTTGACATGCACTATCCTTCCGGACTGGAAAACGTCTATTCCGG